AAACAGCTAGAATGTTACCGGATTCGCGCGCTCTGTCCAGGTGAGGCCATCGGGCGAGGTGACGATGTACGCATCAACACCATCGGCATCACCAACTGCGACGAACAGGCCAGCACCAAAAGTAATGTCGTTAAGCAGAATCGACTTTGGATTATCAAGGAGTTCAGTGTTCGCGATCGACATCTTTGTCAATATTAGCTTAATGGCAGAAAAAAGCTGCGTGTCATCGCTTTTGTTAAGTAGTGTACCATTCGATTCGACAACGTTCGCGATCTCATTCTGGATTGCATTGAGCCACTCGTCGCTAACGATAGTCTCCAGCGTGTTATCGAACGCGCCACCGGGGTTCGGGCCGTCGGCACTGCGTAGTGGCTCTATCGGGTTGGCTGTGTCGTTGTCGATTTTAAACATAGTTGCTCACCTAAAAGAAGTTGTATGTCACCGCGACGTGCGCGGGTTTTGTTTTGTTGATGACGCATTGCAGCAATGCGTTGCCGGAGGTGGCGACAGGATCACCCGCGCGCGATACACCTGCGCGAAAATATGTGGCGGTTAACACCGGCGCGTTTACCTGCATTTGATTCGCGCCGAGGATTGTGATTGTGATCGCGAATCCAAAACGCATCGCTAGATCAATATAAAACTGCTCGCTGAGGCCACCGACGATTGATAAGCGCGCGATAATGGCGTTAACGCGCTCCTGCAGCGTAGTCAGCGGGCCGGTGCAGGGATTGGGCAGGCCGGCCACGGCTTCCCATTCTGCGACCAACTCAACGGTCGTGTCGGGCATGAGGTTGTTGATGAGATTGTTGTACGCAAATTCCAGCTTTTGCTGCTCACTCGCGAACACTTCGAGCAGCGCGGTAAACACGCTGACAACGCCAACCACAGGCCAGATGAGACCGCCAGGCAACAATGCGATGAGTTGGTTTTTGTAGTCGGTGAGTGTGCGCATGATTACACCCAGGTGATCACGCCGAAAACGGCGATCTCGTTGGTTAAATACACGACATCAGCGGCAGGCGCAGTAACAACGTGATCGGTTTCGTCAGTTGCACGACTGATTGCCTCGTTGATATGCGACAGTAATATCGTGCCGCCTGGCTCGCTGTCGCGCAGGATCATGTCGCGCAGCTCGGCTTCTACCGCTGCACGCACGGCGGGTGTGTCTACAGTGACATTGATAGTGCAATTGAGAGCAGTAGCGACAGGCGCAACCACAGTGAGTATGGCTGCGGCTGGCTGCAACAGCTCGATGTAATTTTGCACAGTGGTCTCATCGCCGGCCAGCGGGATGCCATCCGCATAACTATCGTCCATCATAAACCGCACCACCACATTACCTGTGCCGCCTTCGAGCGGATACGACCAGGCGCGGGTGACGCCTGCGTTGTCTTTTGCCCATGCAATGTAGTCGTGCGCGGCGCCGCCTTGCGGTGGGTTTTGAATGCGGTCCAGCACGCGTGTGCGCAGCAGATCATCGCTCTCGGTATCGGCGCCGCCGGTGATGCCGCTTCCATCAACCACTGCGTTACTGTTAACACCGGCAATAGGCGCGGTCAGCGTGAGTGTGACCGCAGCGGCCGTGTTTGCATCTGCGCCCGCTGCGCTCGCGGTAATCGCGGCACTTGCCACGCCTGCGGCGATGGTGACTAGCGCATCGGTGGTGTACTCAACACCATCGACACGCTGTACAGTAGTGCTTGCGGGTATGTTGGTGCCGTCGGTGCCGGTGAACCCGATCGTGCCTGCTGCTGCAGTCGCAGGTTTGCGCTGCACGGTCAAATAAATATCGGCCCAGCGATCGAGGATATCGCCTGTAGCGGTATCAGGCATGACGGTCTCAGGTGTTTTTGCAATTAATTGATACAAACCAAAAACGCTGCCAGCAACGGCGCGAATGATGGCGCCCAAGAGCGACCGACGCAGACGCGGCTGTGCACCCGGCAGGCGGCCTTCGGCATCGGCGTCCATGCGGTCGATGATGGTCTTTAATGTCGGTATGATAAGTGCCATTAATATGCTTTTAAAGCGCCTCTAAACTGAAGTTGAAAACATCCTCAAACAGACTGTTATCGCTGCGTTTGATTGTGGTCTGGATTGACAGCAGTCCATCACTGAGCCAGCTCGCCACGTTATCAATGCGGCTAGCAACACCATCAGCCAATAACCAGGCCAGGGCTTCGTCGGCGTATTCTTCTGCGCGAGTCAGTGTGTCGTTGGTTTGCATCTCGCGGCCGAGCAGCCACAGGCGCGAGCCGATCTTGTCGCCGTTTGCTGCATACGCATCCGCCCAGTAGCCACGGCGGTTATCGCTGCCATCGGGGATAGCGTCATCATCATTGGCAACGCGGTCGGTGAACAGCGATATCAGCACCGCAGTGCGCATGCCGTTGTCTGTCAGTAGATCACCACTGACGATATCAATATCAAAACCGCCGTCGTCGAATTGTTTGAGTGCGATGTCAGTCACTTAAAGCAGCCTCGATACATCTCATCGGATATACGGCGCGCTTCCATCACAATGATGGCTTCGACTTCCGGCGCGGCGCTGCCTTTCGCTATCAGCAGCCGAGCAATCTGGTTGACCATTTCTTGTATCTGCGACGATGTCATGCTGCTCATGCTCATATCATCGGCGCGCTGGGCGGTGACACAGGCCCGGTCGGTGCGGTCGGGTGATTGTGTGCATTATATGTGTCGCGCATTTCCTGCATGTTGCCGTTGGCATCAGCAACCGCTGCGCTGGCTGTCATATTTGCCGCAGTGATGTTACCGGTCACTGCCAGGTCACCGCTCATCGTTACCGTGGGCGCAGTTACATCGACCGATGTAGGTGACGTCACAGCGATGGTGCCATCTTGTTTTAGATGCACGATGTTGCCGGCATCGTCATAGAGCGCGACCTCGCCCTCTTGCAATGTTTGCAGCCTGTAACGACGGTCTGCGACAACAATAGCAATCGCGCTGCTGCGATTGCCGCCGGGGCACAGCAGTACGGCCTCGGCACCCGCTTTTGCTCGGCTGGTAAAACCGTGCGGCTCGAAATACTCAACACCGTCGAGCACTTCGTCTTTGAGCACTGTCAGTTGCAACGTTTGCATGAGTTTGCTAACGTCGGTCAGCTGCACCACGCTGCGCGATACCAGGTTGCGAATGCGGCGGTTAATCGGCGTGAATTGGCGTTGCACGTTCAAAAGAAACCATCCTCATCGTCTTTGTCAGGTTCCGGCAACACCACTAGGTCGAACGCCTCGGGCGGCATCACCTGCAGTTCGCAGCGCTGGCCCTGGTCATCAAAAATATATTGCACACCTGAGATCAGTCGATCGCCAAACACACCAGTGTACGCATCAACGATTGATACCAGGCGGTTCGGTTGCCACAGGCCATGATCGTGGCGCCAACCCAGCACTGTGTACACCACTGCGCCGCTGCGGCCGAATCGGGTGTTACGATGCCACTGTGCCTGGCGCTTGCATTCGTCGGTAGTGATGTCGCCGTCGGCCATAATCACTGTCGGCCGATAGCGATTAACCCGATCGTCACTCGATTCGCCGTAGGCCTCAGCCGTCGGCGCGCCTGATGTTTCATCGTCACCAGTGCTTTGGCCATACACCTGGTATTGACTAAAACGATCACGCTGGCTGAACGCGCCGCTTGCGCTCAGGATGTTCTGGCCGAGAATCAGCGGCGTATTCACCCGCACGTTACTTGCGCGGGTGATGAGCAGATTACCCTCGGGCGTAGCCACCATACGCAACGCCCGGTATCGCGCCAGTCGCTCCAGAAAATCGAACACGGTCTCGCCGCGGTCCATCACTTGCTTGCGCGCAAACGGCGCGCCTACATCGGCATCGAGCTCGACGTTAATTCCAAACGGAAAACACACTGTGTCAGCCGCCTGCAGAAACGTCTTGCCCTTGAAATCTTCATTACTGTTATGCGCACAATCAACCAGGTCGCCGGTTTTGCTGCGCCCGGCAATCTCTATCGTATGTTCATCTGCGTTGTAATTCGGTATAGCATCATCGACATAACCAGTGAGCACCACATCATCTTCGATGCTTAGCATGCACTCAGCACCAGCACGAATCGGCCGACGCCGTGACTGGCCCGACCAGCGCTCAGTTACGCTGAGATCAAAACTGTCAGCAATGGTCTCCAGCGAACGCCGAATGTGCACACTCTTCCAGCCCGCGTGTTTAACGCCATCAACAGTGAGCGTGACGTTAAGCGACATAGCTCAACACTTCTAGTGGCACACCTGCAGGCACAAAACCGGGGTGTGAAATTTTGTTGCGTGCGACAATTTCGGCCTCGCGTGTGGCATCACCGTACAACTGATGCGCAATCACCAGCGCGGGCAGCGTTGCCAGTGGTGTGTGCGTACGCAGTTTGGGCAGATGCATACCGCGCACGCGCAGGTCACGCACCAGCGCGACACGCATATCGACGAATGCGGCATACAACGATTCCGACATCGGCGCGTTGATTTGTGCGTCGATAGCATCAAGCAGCTCATCGCGCAGGCTCACAGCATCATCCAGGCTGTCATAGTCAATCTCTGCAGCCATCAAGCAGGCGGAGCTAACCGCTGCCTGCTGCACAATGCGATGCACCGCCGCAATGCTGTTTGATTGTTGCACGCGGCTGGGCGTGGTGGTAGGCACCGTGGCCAGCTCATTACCTGCGGCGAACAGTCGGCGATAAATATTGAGCGCGTGCAGCGGATTGCCCAGCGATGTTCTGATGTTATTAAACGCACCCACGACAGCCACACCCATTTCAAAAGGCGCTGTGATCAGCTGCGTGATGTTGCTGGTGACACCAGTGACTACGTTTTCAACTGCCCCCATCACCGAGTCAACATCATCGATAGCGCCCTGCACCAGGTCATTGGCCGCGCCGAGCATGTCAAACACGTTACCGAAATCATCAATGGACTGCGTCAACGATTCAGCAACGCTCAGCTCTACTGCAATTTGGGTATCGATGCTTTCTGGCGCTATCACTGGCGGCGTGATAACAAAGCCGATCGTGAAACTGGCCATGCCGCCTTCGCGGGTGCTTTCGCGTTTTCTGGCATCGGTTATCGTCACGTTCAGGCTGCCCATATAAGGGTGCAACAATGTGCCAGGCCCTGGTTTGTTAATCGCTTCAATCAAGGCGTCGCGCTTATCCTCGTAATGGTCGCCAGAAACGAACACCTCGATGCTGTGCTCTTTTTTACGAAGCCCGAGATCTTCGGGCTGCGGATCGTCTCGGCCCGGAAACTCGTGTATTTGTACACGGCGACCGAACGTCTCATCACCCGAGCGCACCACAAATTGGGCGCCGCGAAAACTGCCGATAGCGGTAAAGCGATCGCGCCAGGCCATTAGTTTGTCACCATCGTTGCGCCAGTGTCGACATTGAGCACATTATTTTTGTTGCTGGATTTCAGGCTTGACACACTAACAGGCTTATCGCTTTCTATTTTAATTGTGACGCTGCTTTTTTGTTCTGCGCCGTAGTCATAGGCACCATAAACCTGCGGTAGAAACATCTGTTTCAATCCGTCTTCTAACCCTTTAACCGCGCCCAGCTTATTATCGCGCTTTAGCGCAGCAGTGGCCTCTTCGTTGCCAAAAAACGCCAGCGCAGTAGCGATTGCCCCGCCGATCTCATGCTCACCCTGCTTTGAATTGGTGTAGTTAATTGTGTCTGCAACAGCGCCCAGTGGCTTGCTTAAACGTTTATCGGCAAACTCTTGCCAGCCAGTATTTAAACTGGTCAGGACTGCATTGAAATCCCTGGCTGCGCGTGCTGAGTCATTTATTGTGGTTGTGCCATCTGCAAAAACACTCATAAACTTGTTCAACGAACCAAGGCTACCCGTACGTTTGAACTCAGACGCGGCAGCATTGAATGCACGCACAGCTTCAGCGTCGAACACTTTACCCAGCTTGATTTTGTCACCGCCGGTGTTTTTGATAATATCGACCATGATGTCATTGATCGCGCGGAAGCCGCCGGTACTATCTTGCACCTCAACACCCAGCTTCTTTAGCTGCTTTATTTTTTTGCTATCGGAGATGCTTCTGAGCACGGCCTCAAACGCCGTCGCGGCCATTTCACTGCTACCCGTACCCTGGCGAATCACCTGCAGCGCCGCGCCCATTTCGCGTAGTGCGCCTGTGCCGGTTCTGCCCATCGATGTATACGCGGTGATGACACGCGGGCCGAGTGCAGCTAGATTCTCTAATGTAAATGCGCCTTCTTTACCCTGTACGTTCATAGTGTCCAGCGCTTTCAAAACTTCAGCCGGTGCGGTGATACCCATCTTCTGAAACTCGGCGAGGATCTCGCCGATGGCGCCGCCTTGCGCGCCGGTGGCCTGAATAGCCAAACCGATGTTGCGGATGTTGTCCTCTGCGAATTTAAGATCACCCGTCTTCTCGACAATCGATTCAATCGCGCTAGTAATTTCGCCAGAATCGACACGGATGTCTGGCGCCCGAGCCGTTTCAAAAATTTTCTGTTTGAGCGCTTCCATCGCGCCCTCTGATTTTTGTGATTGAATCCCCAGTCGCGTAAATCGTCGCTCCAGATTACCAACCATACGCACAGTGGCCACAGCACCAGCCCCAGCAAAAAACGCTGTGTATTTATTGCCGATACTATTTAACCCTCTACTGGCAGAGGCGCTGAGTCGATTTAATGCCCTGCCGCCTTTAGCGCCCATACCTTGCAGCGATTTCGTGTAACGCTTTGCCTGGCGCTCCAGATTGCCGGTCAGATTTACCAGAATGGATGTTTTTATCGACATAATAAATACGCTTTAATACGGGTGAACGGCATGTTTAATATTACCGACTCACTCCATAGAGTCGCCTTATTCACTTGTCTGATCGTTCTGATGATTACCGGCACCATCCGGTTCAGTTCGCCCCCGTCGCGTCACCGCCCTGGACGCCAGCTTATTAGCAACCGCCTCATCAAGTTCGTCGCATTTTTCCTGCAACAACGAGAGGTCGGTTGCTGATAGCTTTTTGATTTCGGCCAGACTGATCGGGCCTTTATTGTCGTCGATGGAAACGATCTGACGGCGCATAACATTAACCGCCAGAATCGCCGGGCTAGCGATGAGCTGCCAGCCTTCGGACGTCATGACCGGGCGCTCAGACTCTTCCTGCGCTTCGATTATGTCGCCTGCGACGGCGTCACGCATCGTGACATTTTTTAAAACAATATCACCCAGCCTCAGACCATCAATCAATGGAAATGTGATTTGCGCCACGCTTACACCTTATCAATACTGTCAGCTTCCATTTTCAGCGCGGCTTTACCGGTGCTACTGTCCACCGCTACCGGCTCGGCAGTAAACGCGCCGCGCAGTATGTATATCTGGCCGGTGTCGCACTCGAACTCCACCGTTGCATTGACGATGCCGCTGAGCGCGATGATGTCAGTGTCCGCATCATGCAGCACGTTGCATTCCAGTGATGGAGCCACTTCATCTTCTTTGTAGTACGTCTTGCCACCGTGGCGTTCGCTGGCGCGGTTAATGCCACCGGCGCTGAGGGTGGCGCCGTTCTCGGTGCGCAGCACCAGGCCATCGGCGCGGATGATTGCTTTTCCTGTGATTTGCATTTTAATTAACTCCCGTGCTTGTTATTTATAACCGTTATTTGCGGAACTGAATTTGCTGTGCATGCACGCGATACTGGCCAACCAGTTGCGGGCTATCTTTAACCACCAGTCGCGCGCGATCACCGCCGCCAGCGCCATCGCCGATCTCGATCACCAGGCTTGCTTTGTATCCGTCATAATCCTGCACCCAGGCTTTGTCTTCCTGGTCGCGATACAAATTCAGCAACTGGCTGCGCGCAATTTTGGGCTGCATCACTGCCTGGCCCGCACCGACACGCGCGCTGTCTTCTGCCAGTTTGTGTCGCGGGAATTTGCTGGCGAACAATACGCGCTGCTCGTAACGGATGCGCTCCAGTGTTTCGGGTGTTGTGATATCCAGATATGAATCATCTGCGACACCCGCACCGCTGAGCTGATACATTGTGATCTGGCGCTCGATGCTCACGCTGCCGTCAGCATTAGCCTTGTGCGTAGCGATGCCATCGAACAACAGCGTGTTGCGTTCGCTGTCGATAAAGCGATCGGCAATCGCAGGCGCGAGTATGCCGGTCAGTTTCAGTGTTTGCAGCGGTCGCGCCGGATCAATGCTAAGCGCATTGGCGGCAATCACTGAGTTCACCGCCGCCCAGATGTATGGTGGCTGTGGCGCAGTGCTGGTGGCCACGCAGGTGATGTGCGGGTTGTTGCGTGTATTACCAAACGCACTGGTCGCTGCCAGATCGCCCCGAAAAGCGGTGAAGGCGCGACAACCGATCTGGCGCAGTGGGCCCCAGCGATCATCGAG